ATGTCCACGTTTAAATCGCCTGTCGCTTGGATTAACCTAAAACCATAAAAGGTTTTATTCGCTAAATCTGTGCCTGTATGAAACCCAGCCATTAGACGCTCTCCAATACAGAAACAAGAATATCAAAGCCGTTTGCCACCGCAGTGGACGCCATAAGCAAGTCTCCCGCCTGTAGCACAATTTTGTTCCCCCGCATCAACTCTTCGGTCTCACCGGGGCCTACACGGAACTGTTGCAAAATTTTTGTGTCATTGGAACTTCTTCGATGCCAAACGTCAATAGGCAGTTCGGAACCATAAATATTGGCTGCGCTCAAACCGATGACAACCGTACCAGATGGAGCGGTATGGATCGTAGTAGGCGACGTGCCGAGGTTCCTAGTTGCGGTGCTTTTAAACGTTGCCATAACTTATCCCAGTGCAATAGCAAACACAATAGCTGATCCCGCCGGGTCGTAAACAAGAGAACCGTCCGGATTATTGTAAACAGCCCGCTCCGCTGGTAACGTACAAAAAACGTCTTTAGTGCCTACCCCAAAATTAACGATCAAATTGTTATTGGAGCTAGTGAGCACCAAGTCCCGTACTAATGAACCTGCGTTGAATGTACCAACGCCAACTTCCCACTGCCCGAGAGAATCGTTAGTAATTGTGTAATAAGTACTGTTGCCGTTACCGATTGCTGCGGCGAATGTTGTGTACCCAGTGTACGCGCCAGTAACCGCAATCGCCCCCGTGCCAACGGACGCGCTGGTTTCTCGAACACGATCTGATACGACGAACGCCATGATTAGGTCAGTCTAATAACTGCGGTGGAAGCCGTTGCCGCCGGGAAGATCACCGTAAAGTCACCATCCGTTGCAGTCTTGTCCGAGACAAAATCAAATACTGCGACCGCTTTATTTGCGTTAGTTGAGTTGTAAATTAAACAACCCCGCGCAGTTAACGTGACGTTCGGAAAAGTCAGGTCGTTGAAATCTAAGAACGCTGTAGCACTCGACAGTGCCACGCCCAAGCTAGTAAGTGCGCTGCCGCCAGCAGGGTAATTAGTGCCGACAGACGATACTTCACCGCTAGTGATATACACCGTTGTTGAAGCGTTGATAGTTGCAGCGGATGTGTAGAGCGCCAAAAAGAACGTATTTCCGCCCGGGGCATCAAAGTTGTGCTGCGCCTGAAACAGCTGCTGTTTAAAGGTATTGCAAATAGCTTGTGTAATAGGCATGTTAGACCTCGATAAGTGCCGCCAGCTCAGAATGCCCAGCGTTTTTCAAAATATTTGCTACAGTAGTTCTGTCCGATTTAACGGCTTGGTTCATATAAAACGCAATAATCTGGCGTATGTGTTCCTTAAACGCTACTGCCTGATCCCTGATAGCTGGATGCACGGTATCGCCTACATACAAAATACGCGCCACTGCCGCATCAGCCAACTCATCCACGCTATGCCCACGATGAGAAGTCACACGTACTTCGAGTTGCCCTAATTGCGTTTGTGCCGTAACTTGCATATCTATCCTTTAAGGAAAACGAATCAAAGCGGTTGTTGCGGTACTAACGGGCATCGTAACGGTGTTAGTTGCCGTTGTGAATGTTTTATCTGAACCGAAGTCCAACACTGCTACAGACTTATTGCTACGTGTCACGTTATAAATTAACGCACCACGTGCGGTGAAGTTAGCGCCGGGCCATGACACATCATTAAAATCCACGTACACCGTACCCGCGTTGGGGCCTGTGGTTTCTGTGTTAATTGTCACGCCGGTCATCACCACGCCGCCTGCCGTATAGCCCGTGCCGGTAACTTCATTAGACGTGGTGTACACAGTGGTCAACTGCCCGATGTCAGAAAACGCTGTGTACAGCGCCATCTTCAACGTGTCGGTCGCCAAGTTCTGCCCCATCTGAAGCATCTCTTGTTTGAAGCTGTTTGTCAGACCCTGTTGAATCACGGCATCACCTTAATCTTTGCCTGACCATCACGGTAAGCATCACCACGCTCAAGACCTGTACCCAGACGGTTCAGTTGCATCATGGCTTCTTTGTACTTGCCGTCATACAGCGCAATCAAGTCCTGCTCACCTTTTAAGAAGGTGTACGCCTCAACCAACGTGCCATACAGCAATACCGGCGAATAGTTGTCGCCCAGCCAAGTACGCCCATCGGAAGCAATAGTGATTGACTCTGGGTAGTAAAAATAATGTAATTCGACCGAATAGTTGGCATCTGGGGTTGGACCAAGAATAAAGCTCAACTCATCTGAAACCGTACTCAGAGACACACGAGGTCCAAACAAAGCGTAGTACTTGGGCAATGCTTGACTAGACGGATTGGGGTACGCCGCACGAATAAAGTTTACGTCCTTATTTAGCAGGTACTCATAATTACCGCTGCCGTCAATAACCGCCATCGAAAACACCGACAAGAAATCGGAAGGGCAAGTCAGGTATTGATTGCCACTAGATGTATTACCCGTGACGTTCTTGCGCAGGGCGGGAATCTGAACAGTGTTGTAAACCCGCTCTTCTGCTTGTGTAATGAACAGGTTAATCTGGTCTGTACCGTCAGACGAAGTAACCCCCGTCCCTGCTGCGTTTGTCCAACTATTCGTTGGAAAATCGTTTTGCAGGTAGTCTTTAACCGCGATAAACAGCTCGTTATACGTCACAGTTCACCTCAACCCATTGGGCCTCGTGCCATTAAACCTTTAGTCGCAGCACCTGTGCCGCGAATCTTGATACCAGTTGTCTTAGGCTCTTTGTAGTTACCTTTGCTAACTACGCCACCAGCGATGTTCATCTCGTTGGTGTATTCTTTGCCCGACTTGGTCTTTAGTACCGACGGGGGTGAAGACTTAATCTTTTCCATTATCGGCTCCTTGAAGTACCACGCTGATTCATAGCACGCGCCATGTTACGTCCATACTTCTTCATGGCTTCGCCGGTCACGCCGCCTTTAGCCATGCCCTTTTTGTGCATCCGCTTCTCATGTGCCGTGACTTCCGCCTTGGCTACCTTTTTCATGCTGTCCATATCTACTCCTACGAGATTGTTACACTGCCTATCTGTGCAGGTGACGTTAAAGCATTCGGTGTCAACCCCGCATCATCCGATCTTGAACCACCTACCGGGTACCAGCCCCACTGGAATATCCGACTACCACCTGACGGATCACCAAAGTCTGTATTCAACGTCAACTGCAATCCTGTGTAGCCAGACTGCCTATAGCTGTTATCAGGACGCGGTTCCCGAACTGCTTGCGGGTCTTGCACCGGATACATGCCTAACTGCAACTGTGGCTGATCCGGTTCCCAACACGTAGGGCATACCTTAATCGTAACCTGCTTGGTCTTGATCGTCAGCTTTTTTAACTCTTTTAGCTTGTAGCGAAACCCGCAGCGGTCACATTCTGCAATCGAGTTCTTACCACTAGCAAACCTATTTCCCATTAGAAGAACATCTCTCTCGGCACGAGCCGGTCAGCAGCCTTCTCACGATCTTCACCCGCCGCCAAGTCCCAAGCCTCGTCATACATTAGCTTCAACGCTTGAATCCGCATCGGGTCAACTTCTGCTTTCTTTACCGCGATCATATAAGCCAGACCTGCTACCAAGCAATTCTGAAAGCGGAACGGAATATCAATCACGTTCGTGCCGGTACCGGCATCGTAAATACGCTTCAACCGCCAGTAATAGAACACGTAGTACGGGTTTAAAGCTGTACCCTGATCCGGCGCAGGCCAGACATTAATCTGTGGGTACTTTGGAGTGGCCCCCAACAAGTCTGTAGTTTGTCCGGACCGGCGGTTAATCCAGACCTGAATTGGACGCCCTTGTGCCAGCTTGTTGGGGATAGTCGAATAAGTAGAAACCGAAATACGGGTGATGTTCAAATCCGTCTGGTTAGGGCCCTGTCCGGAATCAGTGCGAATAACATGTTCAACCAGATCAACGGTATCACTAGGTAGATCATAGGTAGTTACTCCCTGCGCTAAGTTGATCGAGCCCTGCTCAATAGTCCACAGGTTAATACCCCGGTTAGCCCACTCGCCAATCAGGAAGTTCAGACTACGCCGTGCTGTACGAAAATCATAGCCCGTACGCAACTCCAAGCCACAACGCTCAAACGCCTCTTCGAATATCTCGTTGAGGTCTGGGTTAAAGCTAGTTGTAGATGTAGTGACTGCCATTACTTCCTCGCGGCTCGCATGTTATCCACTAAGTTTGGATAGGGTCTACCAGCGGCTTTCGCCATCGCCTTCGCTGCGGACTTCTTAGCGGGGCTTAGCTTCTTGGACTTACCTAAATCTTTGGGGCGCGGCTTATCCCACACTTCCCCACCCTTTTTATATTGAGTGAAGTCGGTGTTATCCCGACGGGCTTTCTTCTTCCCGCCGGGCATCTTGGAAGGGCTAATCGCACCCATACCGCGCGAGGCCATCATTAGCAGTACCCGCCTTTGTTCATACCCTTGGCACCAGCCATCTTGACCTGCATCGCCTTGGTTTTGCCCTTCTTAGCGACACCATCAGCAGCCTTGTGACCAGCAGCTAGACCGCCCGAAGCCATCTTCTTCATGCCAGCTTCTTTCATCTCATGCTTGATCATGGACTTAGGAGCGCCCTTCTTCTTCATGAAGCCGATCTCCTTCTTGACCATTGCTTTTGATTCTTTCATTTCACCGCCTCCTGATTTAGTGAACTCTTGTCCCACGGTTACAGGGACGCCGACTTTCTTTGCGAACTTCGGGTTATGCGCTACTGCTTGCATGAATCTTTCTTGCTTGGCAGATTTAGCTGGCATCAGCAAATCCTTCCCTTGGTCTTACCACGCTGGGCAATACCATCTGCGCGATTAGAAGCCGAAGACACCTTACCGCCTTTACGGAACGCTCTTCCACCCTCACCCTCCCAAGCTGCTTCTTCTGTACTAATACTACGCACAGGAGACTTCATGCTGCGCTCTTCTCTGCCTTTAGCTAGGGCACGTTCCTTGCGCTCCTGCTCAGACTTCTTCATCCCGCTAAGTGCTGCTGCCGCACCAAGGCCAACGCCCGCGCCAGCAAGCGCCGCTGCCGTGCCACGATTGGTTGGCTTTTTAGTTTCGCCCTCGTCCTTTTTACTAGCCAGACGCTTGGTCTCAGCTTCGGACTCATCCGGGCCTTTATCTTTTTCTTTCAGCTTGGTGTTGTACTTCTCACCATTCCACTCAAAGCTCTTCTTGCCCTCTTTGCGGGCTTCGGCAAAGGCTTCTTTAAAAGTAGAGCCCTTGTCGTCATAGTGTAGTTTCTCTTTCATTAGCAAATTCTCCCTTTGGTCTTGCCCCGCTGGGCAATGCCGTCCGCTGCACGGACGTAGCCACCCTTAGCTTTCTTTGTAGGGGTAGCAGGAGAGACTGGCTTAGCGCCTTTCACCGAACCCATATCCGGGTCAGGCGGTGGGTTGCCCTTATCTGCGGTATAAATTTCAGCCACACCTGTATCGCCCTTCGGACGACGATTATCTTGCTTAGCCATTAGCAAATCCTTCCTTTGGTCTTGCCACGTTGTGCGATACCATCAGCACGCTTAGATGCTGAACCTACTGAACCGCCGGACGCGTACTTCTTAACTGCGCCGCCTTTTCTCATATTCTCAAGTACTTTTTTGTTTGTCACCGGGTTACGTGTAAATTTAGGCCTGTCTTCTTCTTCTTTCTTAGTGGAAGAGAACCGAGTTACAGGTGCATAGCCTGTAACACCTTTAGGCGGAAAAGTAGTTGTAGGTTTTTTCTCGTCTGGTGGCGTTAATTTAATAGACTTAGAAGTATCAAACTTAAACGAACCTTGTGACCCAAGTTTTGCTGGCGCTTTGCCTGAAGTGTCTTGCGCAGCAGGTTTAGCTTTCTTAGCCGCAGGCTTTGGCGTAGGGTAGTTATCACTACGCATTACTGCTTCATCAGCGCCTTCAGGAATAAGTTCAGGGCGACCTTTCGACGCAGCCATAGCGCGTTTTTCTCCAGCGCTAATCGTCTTTGGCTCCGCTTTCGACTCTACAGCGGGAGCTTCTGCGTCTTTCTTAC